GGTTTTCGCTGGTACAAGCGCATGGACGCGAACGTCATGCTGAGCGAGGCGATCAAGGTTCTTCGCTTGGCGTAAGGAACAACATGAGGACTGCGGTAATACTCCCCACGTGGTCACGAGTGGAGCGGGCGACGATGTGCACGCGTCGCCTGCTCGACACGTCCGCCGCCGATGTGGTCATTGTCACCGAGGACGATCTGACCGGGTTCGGTGATCTGCTCGACAATGCGCGCGTGAAATTCAAGGCTGTGCATCCGCGCATGACGGCCGTCCAGAAATGGAATTACGGACTTGAGTGCGAGCCGAACTACGAAGCATACGTACTCGGAGCAGATGATCTTTGGGCGCATGACGATTGGCACGATGAAGCGTTGAAGGTGCAGCAGGGCGCGGAAGTTGGTTTCATCGGAATCAACGACGGATCAACGGACGGCAGCATTCTGAGCGCGCATTACTTGATGACGCGCGAATTCATCGTCAAACATCACGGCGGAGTTCTCGCTGTTCCCCATTACCGTTCGTGGGGTTTGGACGAGGAGGCGACGATTCGCGCAAAGCGCGCGGATCAGTTTGCGTACGCCCAGCACTCGGTTCTGGAACACAGACATTGGTTGTGGAATATGACCGCGATTGATCAGACGTACGCGATCGCGCGTCACGCGCACAACTACGATATCAGCACGCTTAAATATCGGCGCTCGATGGGATGGCCTGACGACTTTCCGGCGGTGATTTCATGAAAGGGCTTTGGGCTGTCCTCGTCGAGCGCAACGTCAATTCGCACACGGTCATGTCGCTGCTCGACGTGTCCGTGCACGCGCGTCACGAAAACATCCTGCGCATCAACACGCACTATCGCCGGGTAGACGATGCGCGCAACATGATCACGCGGATGTTTTGGGAATATTTCAAGGGCGACGAACACGACGACGCCGTCGTCGTCATGCTGGACAACGACCACGTCTATCCGCATGACATCGTCCCGCGTTTGGTGTCTCGATGCGATGCCGAGCACGAGGTCGTTGGGGCTCTCGCGTTTCGTCGCAGCAAACCACACGATCCGTGCTTCTATCGCCTGAACGAACAGGGACACGCGTCCGACATTCCGCTGAGCTTTGACGGATCGCTTGTGAAATGCGACATTGTTGGCACTGGCGCAATCGCCATTCGCAAATCCGCGCTGCGAAAACTGCGGGATGCTGGCTTTGATTGGCCATGGTTTCGATTCATCTATCAACCTGGAATCGAGAACATGATTCAGCGCACGGAAGATTGGAATTTTGGACTCGAGTGCCGGAAAATCGGCGTCTCTCATTGGTGCGACACATCGATTGTCATTCCCCATATCACCGAGGATATGATCGTTGAGGATCATTGGTTCCGTGAGATCAGCTGGGGCGCTGAGCACCCGGAGGAATTTTCCAAGAGGTACGCTCAGCTCGGCATGAAGATTTCGCCGAAGGAGGAGGTCGAATGAGCTACGCAACGCTCGCAGATTTCAAGAGCTATATCTCGGAGATGACTGGCGGCATCCAGACGACATTTAGCGCTGCCGAGAACACCGTCCTCCAGTTGTTCCTCGACCAAGCGGACGCGGAAATCGACGGCTACACCGGTCGCAGCTTCGGGCAGGGCGCGAACAATCACACGCACTATTACACCGAAGATGATATCGACGGCGACACGCTGTATCTGGATTCCGATCTCGTATCCGTGACGACGCTCACGAACGGGGATGGCACTGTGATCGCGTCTGCGAATTATTGGCTCCTTCCGATGAACGCAAGCGTCACCGGGCAGAACGGTTTCGACGGAAGCTATTACGCGATCAGGCTGAAGAGCACGCATGAATGGAATATCCCAACGGATGGACGCATTAGCGTAAATGGACGCTGGGGATTCATGCAGGGCGCGCCGGTCGATATCGTGCGGGCGGCAATGCGAATCGCGTATTGGTATTGGACAAAGCGAAATCAGACTGGCGCAACGGAAGTTGCTGGCGAGCAGCTCACGCAGCAGAGCGACAGTTACCCGACTGACGTGCGCATCGTGCTCGAGCGCTACAAGCGCAGGGTGATCCGATGAGCATCACGTCCTGCTACGACGCGCTGGTCAATGTGATCGCTGCGGGGATCAGCGCCAAAAGCAAATACACGGGCATCCCCAATCAGGCTCCGCAGCGTCTACCGGCCGTGATCGTGAAATGGGCGAACACGGAGCCGGCATCGCAATCGTTCAGTAGCCTTGCAAGTGCGAAGTACGCACGAAATGCCATGCGTCGTACTCACACCTTCGAGGCTGTCGTCGTGATCGGGTCGAGTGGCCAGATCAAAGACGAGGACATCGCCGCACGCGCGACGGCTCAGGCGTTGTTGGATGCCATCGACGACGATACAGAGCTGGGCGGCGCATGCGTGTTTAGTCAAGTGAACAATATCGGCAGCGGCCTGCTCGAGTGGGATCAGCAGGCCATGTTCACCGTGCGTGCGAACGTATCGGTGATGGAGGATTTGTAATGGCTTACACCATGAAGAACTGCAAGGTCGAATTCTCTGCGGGAGGAACTACCTGGACGGACGTTACGAGCGATTCGAACAGCGTAACGATGTCGGGCTTCGAGCTTCAGACCGCGTCGAACAGCGTGTTCGGTCAGGCGAAGGTAGATCAGACCGTTGGCGGATACGCGATCGGCACGATCACGATTCGCGCTGTTTACACGGAAACGACAACGAGCGCGTGGGGCCTTGCGCACACCGCGTGGGTCAATCGCACAAATCTGTATGTGCGCTGGTCGCCGCGCGGCGGCACGACTGGTCAGTATCGCTACACGAGCGACGCCGGATACGTCAAGAATCCCGTGTGGCCGGTTGGCGAGGACGGGCCTTCCATGATCATGAGCGAAATCGTGATCGAGACTCCGTTTGTGACTCAGGCTGCTGTTGCCTAAGGGAGGCGTATGGTGGAATGGAATTTTGACGCGCTGAGCGTCGAGGACGCGCTGTTGATGGCGACGGGTGACGTGAGCGGGAAGCAGCTGTTCAGCATGCTGGATCGCGCAAGCGGAGGCGCGTTGAAATCCATTCCATCTACGCAGATGATGGACGTGATTCTCGACTTCAAGGAGAAATTCGCGGAGGCGATCAACCCAAAAGCGAAGAAGGGCGAACTCTCCGCGAAAGAGTCGTCGCCCATCTCTGGGTCGGAGCGGCGCCGCCGCTCGAATACCTGACGTTGTATTTGGCGCGCGACGTGTATCACACGTGGCCGTTGCCTGACGCAATGACAGTCGCCAAGCATCTCACCGTGCTGAGCGCGGAAGCGGAAGTGCGCGAGAAGGAGCGTAACCGTGGCTGAGGAAATCCCAATCGATCTCGTAATGCGCGTGCGCGACGAAATGTCGGCCGCGCTGGATCGCGCTGCGCGTTCGCTCGGCGGACTGGATGATGATCTCAGCAAGGTTTCGCGCGAAAGCGACAACGCATCCAGCAGCTTCAATCGTCTTGAAACGCAGGCGGAACAGGCTGGCAATGCATCATCCGGATTCAGCACGCGCATCGTCGCGCTCGGGAACGTGCTGGGCAATTTGGCGGCACAGGCCATCAGCAGCGTAGTGTCCGGCATCGGTGAAATCGCTACGGCGATGATCAACGGCAATGCCGAGTTCGAGCGATACGAAACGCAGTTCGGCGTCCTGCTCGGCAGTGCGCAGGCTGCGAAGGACCGCCTGAAGGAGCTCGCGGACTTCGGCGCGAAAACGCCGTTCGAGCTGCCGGAAGTGGTTCGCGCTGACAAAGTTTTGCAGGGGTTCGGACTGCACAGCCAGGAAACCGCGAAGCGCTTCGGATTCAGCGGAACGCAGATTCGCACGATCGCCGGTGATCTCGCAGCGGGAACGGGCCAAAACTTCGAGGACATGTCGCGCTATCTCGGCATGTTCGCCAGCGGCGCAACGGGCGAAGCGATTTCGCGCTTCCAGGAGCTGGGCATCACGTCGCGCGAAGAGCTCGCGAAGATGGGCTTGGAATTCAGCAAGAGCGGCGAACTAACGACGCCGACGCAAGAGGCGTTCACCGTGCTGCTCAATGTCGCGCAGAACAGATTCGGCGGCATGATGGAGGCGCAGTCGAAGACGTTCGAGGGAATGGTCAGCAACCTCGAGGACTGGAAGGGCAACACGCTGCGCGCGCTCGGTGCGCCAATCTTCGAAGTTCTGAAGGACAAGCTCGCGGGCGTCTTGGAATTCCTGAACAAGCCTGAAACGATGGGGGCGATTACCAGCTTCGCGGACGGCATCGCATCGACGCTGGATACAGTCATTACGTGGGTCGAAACGAACTGGCCTAAATTTCAGTTCGTGGTCAACGAGGTATTCAACGCCGTTGAAGGCTATTTTGATTCGATAAGTGACAGCATTGAGACGGTGATGGACTTCATCGGCGGCATCATCGACGATGTGCTGAGCACGATATGGAGTTTGTGGGAGGACAACGGCACCGAAATCATGTCGTTCGTGAAAGAAACGTGGACGACGATATCGGACATCATCAAAGGCGTCGTGGACGTCATCGCTGCGTTGATTGACAAAAACATGCCCGAAATTCAGCGCACGATCGACGCGACAATGGCGACGATCAAAATCATTTTTGAGGTTGCGTGGGCTGCGATCAAAATCGTTGTCGGCACAGCCCTTGATCTCATCAAGGGGATCGTGGATACGACGCTTGCCGTGCTCAACGGCGACACAGAAGGAGCGCTGAATGCAATCAGGGACACATTCACGCGCATCTGGGACAACATCAAGACCAGCGTGAGCGGACTCGTTCAGGGCATGCTGAATGCGATCGATGAATACCTGACCAAAAACGGCAGCAGCCTGGAGTGGTGGGCGAACACGCTAAAAAACCGAACGACTGCGCTGTTTCAGGAAATGCGCGACGACATCACGCTGTCGTTCAACACGATGGTGTCGAATTTGAGGCGCGCGATGGAGGATGCGCTGCGTTTTTACAACACGATCGCGCCGTTTCTCGGGCTAATCCAAATGCCGGTCGGTGGATTTGGCTCGCAGAGCGTCGGTGTCCCACAGGGACGCGGAGCGGCTGGCGGGAATATGACCAGCAACAACGCGACTATCACGATGAACGTTTACGGCGGCGATGCTGCTGCGGCTGAGCGCGGAACGGTAAACGCACTGCGACGCGCAGGCTTTGCGATGACGAGGTAATCATGCTGGGATATGTCACGAACTTCGCGGGCAACGATCTGACATCGGTGTCAGTGGGACAGACCAGAACGACGCAGCAAAAAACTGTATCACCTTCGCGCGCGCGCATTCTCGGCGGAGCGATGTATGACCTGGATGGACTGGTCACGTATGGAGCGGAGCAGACATTTACAGCTCGATTCCGGGACAGGGACCCCAATACGTGGTTGTATACGTTCAACAGATATCTCGGGCGCGCGGGATGGCTGACGATTCAAACATCAGACAGCGTATATACGTCCGTCTACAACTGGGCGAAATTGATTTCGATAGACGGCGAGAGCACGCCGGACGGATTCGCGAACACGTCAAAATTCCATGAGTACTCTGTAACGTGGTCGTGTTCGCCGTATTGGTACGAAACCACAGACCGCACGCAATCATTCACGGCGGCGACATCGACGACCACGGCATCGAGGGGCAGCGCGCGTTCCACATGGTGGACGCTCTACATCACATCGGCAATCACATCGCCGCTCACGATTACGTTGTCGCAGGCCAATGTTTTCACGTATGGAACGATGACATACAACACGAACCCATTGAGCGGCGCGATTTATCTAGCGAACACATCGCAGAGCATCGTTTACAGCGGCACAAAAGCAGCCGGCAGTGTTCTGGCAATTGATGCGCGAGCGAACAGGGTGACGCTAAACGGCAATGACGTCTATAGCAGCATCACGCTTCCAGCGACCCAGCCCAATCTCGGATACATGTACAACGATGCGCAGACGAGATTCACGTTTAGCTCGTCAGTAACCGGGAGTCTGGTGTGGAGGTACGCGTTCACATGAAATTCCGCATCGACGTATTCACCGCAGCGGGGAGCGAACCAAGCGGCGGACCGATCACGGATGTGCTTGGCGTCAGCGTGTCCGAGCGGCTCAACCAGGTAGGTGAAGTTTCGTTCACGATTCCCGCAGCAGTCGCCGCCCAGCGTGGTCTTGCGCGCGGGAACAAATACCGCATCTATCACACGACGCTCGGCTACATCGGCGAATTCAAACACATTGAATCGTCGATCGACGCAAGCGCGGAGACGATCACGATTCGCGCGTACGATTCGCTGATCAACCTGGCCGAGCGCGTCGCGGGGTTCAGGCGCAATTTCAGCAATCTGGATTTCAGTGCGGTTGCAGGCGCGTTGTTCAACACGTCCCTCGGCTGGACGGTGAGCTACGAAGGCGGGACTGCATTTGCGGACAAAATCACGTATAGCGTAGAAGGCGAAAACTATCTGCGCATGGCGGACTATCTACGCAAATACGTGCGCGGATGGTTCCGGCGCGAGGGCGATACAGCGATCCGTTTCGGCAAGTTTCTTTCAACGACGCCAGTCGTCACGTTCGTTGCTGCTCCGCTGGTCGGCATCGAGATGCCGAGCGATCAGGCCATCATCACGCAGATCGCGCGCACGCGAGCTGGCGGAGAAATTGCGAATCGCCTGTATCCCGTCGGCGCGGGACTGGGACAGGCGAAGCTCGATTTGCGCTTCAGCAATCGCACGACGGCGAGCGGATTTGCGTATCCGATCCAGAGCACGACGATTTCAACGAGCACATCTGTTGGCTACTACATCGAGGATACGGCATCCATCGCGCAGTACGGCACCGTGGAGCGCGTGGTCGCATGGAATGAGATTCGCCCGATCACGAACAGCGCCGCCGACCTGCAAAACGCGGGCAACGCGCTGTATGACATCGCAAGCGCGTATCTCCAGAAATACCGAAACGAGATCGACGCATACACGCTCACAGCCGTAGAAGTTCCAAACACGCTGCGTGTTGGCGATCTCGTGCGCGTGCAATACAACGGCGTCGCTGAGCTGGAGAACGGACGCGTCGGGTGGCTGAGCGTCGCAAATAATTTCTGGGTAACGGAGATCGCGCGCACGTTTGACGCCGCCGGTGAGCCGCAAACCAGCGTGAGCATTTCGGCGAACGGCGAAGCGGTGATCGGAGACACCGAGGTGCTCTACGACATTCTTGGCGACGTCCAGACGTTGAAGCTGCGCACACAGCCGACGCAGACATATTTCAGTCGCTCTTACGATACGATCATCACGCAGAAAGGCGAGTACATCACGCCTCAATTCAACGTGCGTTTCGGACCTGAGCTGCTGGCGATTAACGAGATGTATTGCGAAATCAATGTCCGGCCATTGACCTACGCGTCGGCCGTAATCAACAGCGATGAAACTCAATCTAAAAACGCATTTTCGTCGTCGGCCGCGATCAGCACAAGCACAGAGCAGACCGGCCTTTCTGACGGATCGGGTGGAATGCATTTGCACAGCGCGACTCATAGCCACGTTTTAACATCTCTTGGTGGCCACACCCACGCAATTACCAATGTTGGCGTAGCTGTTGGGTCTGGAACGGGAACAAACCAGACCCTGGGAGACAAGCCGCAGATCGCTATTTTCAGCTTGGATTTCCCCTCTCCTGGATACATCACGCTTTCTGAGGGAAGCGGCGGCAACACTACGATCATGTCGAACGTGTCTAGCCAAACCGGGGAAGTGAAAACTGTTTCCATTGGCGTAAACAACGTAACGGTGATCGAGGGATTTGTCGCCGCTCGCGTCAATCTGATATCGCCAACGGATTACACGCAGAGCATTGACTGGCGGAATTCGTTCACACAATTTCGGCTCATTCGCGCCAACAGTGTGGCGTGCTCAATTCACATTCAGTTCTACGGCCGCGTGACCATTCAGCCAATCGCGGTGTAATACCGCAGGAGTAATACCATGCCGACAGGATTTCCGACTACCTCCATCGACAGCTACACCACGAAGGCTAACAACATCGACACCGTCGCCGCAGCCGACATGAACAACCTGCAGGATGCCGTCGTCGCAATCGAGACCGCGCTCGGCGTCCCGACGTATCGCGGGTCTGCGTTGCAGACGTGGACGCCGACGATCTCGTTTGCCACAGCGCCTACCGGTGGCAGCATCGCGTATACCACGCAAACCGGGCATTACGCGCGTTTCGGTGGCATCGTCTGGTTCAACGGATTCATCGTGCTCTCCAGCATCGGCACTGGCGGAGGCGGCAACGCGAGCATCGGCGGACTCCCCGTTACCAGCGCGACCAGCGGATTGTTCTTCTATCATCCGTGCATTTCGACGGTCAGTAACTGGACATCTCCTTTTCCGACACACCTGCGCGTGAACAACAACGCGACGACGATGGGCATATTTCAGGGGACTACCACGGCTGCATTGTCTGCCGTCACGTATAGCAGCTTCACGAACACGTCCAGCGTGTCGTTCACCGGCTGGTATTTCCACGCGTAGACGGACGCGGAAAACAAAAAAGGCCTGCTCGTGCTGAGCAGGCCTTGATGCAGGATGCGTCTACGCTTTGCACCAGCGCCAGGTGACGCCGAGGTCATCCTGGAATCGTCCTGCGCTTTCGCCGTTGATCATCGCGTCGATGATCAACGACTGCCAGTCGCTCATCGCGATCACGTTGTCCCAGTAAAAACTGTGCACGATCTCCCCCCAAGGGAAGATGACGTCGGCCGCGAATGCTTCCTCTTCGTTGTCGCAGTTGACAACGTCGATCGTGTGCAGGTCTCGATCAGCGATGCGCTCCCAGCGCCAGAGCTTGCGCAGACTGAAATCCTTCACGATCCCGCTGCACTCTCCCTTGATCATCGACGACGTGATGCCGTCGAACAGCACGGGCTCGTATCTGGCGAGTTTCGCCATGCGCGAGACTTCGGTTCGCGGGCTGATTGCGTTCATGTCGCGGTATGCGATGAACGTGTTGATCGTGTTGTCGTAGTTCATGTTCGTGTCTCCTGATTCCAGTGCAAAGTCGTCGATCGTGTCGATGTAGAGCATGCCGTTGTTGTCGTAGTCGTCCATGATTTCTCCTGTTGTGGAGCCCGGCGTCACACTCGCCGGGCTTGTTGATTACGCGATCCGCCACGCGCCGTTGCAGTGCGTGCTGCCGTTCTGAACTGCCCAGAGCACGTAGGCAGCTTCGTCCTCATCGACGTAGCTGGGAAGCGGGTCGATCCACTGCCCATCCTGGATGCGGGACGTCTTGTGTCCGCGCCATTCGATGGTGATGCACCCGCGCATCGGGCGATCTACCGCGATTCTCGCGGTGTCTTTGTTGCCAGTCTCTGCGACGTAGTCCTCCATGTCGGCGCGGGTGCCGAATGCCGCGATGATCGTCTGCCCATCGCGGCCGTATGCTACGTAGACTCTCTCGATTCCGCGCGCCCAGGTCTTACCTGTGGCCGTCAGCGGAACCTCGTACGCGCCTGCTGCGCGCGATGCGCCGGTGGCGCATCCCCTCTCGTCGGTGGTGATGTAGATCGTGTTCATCATGTCTCCTGTTCTGTCTCTTGGTCGATGCTCTACCGATTGCGCCAGTTGCGGAGGGCGCGCTCCGCCTGAGCGACTGCGTAAGCTGCGCGCACTGCCTTGCGCATGGTGTAGCGGCTCTCGTCGTAGCGTGCATCTTCGAACTGCTCGTCGCTCATGCGAACGAGCCGCTCGTAGGTGCGCTCGTCGTAGGTCACCGTCATGCCGTCGCGCGCCGTGCAGTCGCTGAGGATCGCGCCGAACTTGCCGAAGTTGTGGATGTTGGTCTTGCTCATGATTGGTGTCTCCTGTTGTTGGTCTCGTCAGTGTGCGCCTTACGCACAGGCCATCGGGGGTATCGCACACCCCCTAGGTTTCGACCTTACGCGTTCTCCGCGCCGAACATGTCCGTCATCATCGCGAGGAGTGTCTCGATGGGCGTGGAGTCGAACGTTTCGCGGCTCATATTGCCGTCGATGTCGACGAATTCCAGCCACAGCGTGTAGTCCTGGGCGATCTGCTCGTAGGTGTAGTTCGTGTTCATGATTGGTGTCTCCTGTTGGTGGTCGACGCGCTTCCGTGTGCGCCGATGGATAGATATTAGCACATCTACTAACTACTGTCAAGGGGCAATATTGACGAGCTCGTTGAGCTTTTTCTGCCAGGCGCGCGCCTGGATTACGTCTCGCGCTGCGCTCATTCGATACCCAGCTGCATGTCTTTCCTCGCGGGGAAGACGCGGGTTCCAGTGCTCGTCCTCAGCAGCCGATGCGATGCTGATCAGCGCTTCATCGGTCAAATCAAGCGCCAGCCCGTGCTTTTTCATCTCCTTGATCGCTTCGCGCATGTATCGCGCGATCAGCGAAGGGGTCTCAACCGTGATGGTGTTTTCCTGCATCATCAGCTCGATGATGCGCGCTTCGTGCTGTCTGCGCAACCGTTGTGTCGTTCGCCCGCCCCTGCTTTTCTGCTCTCTGGTGTAGTTCATGTCTGTTTCTCCTTACCCCGTCATTGTAGCACATGTGCTAATGACGTCAAGGGGAGCGGAACACGACGATTCCGCGACGACGTCCCCACGCGTAGGCAAGCTGCAGCCGCTGGGCATCATCCATACCATCCATGCCGACGGGGACGGCGATATCCAGGCAACACGTGCTGTATCGACGATGAAATCGGTCAGCGCACCATCCACTAGTGGGCAAGCCCATGCGCTGCGCAGCTGCAGCGGCATCGCCTATCATGGTCACGCTCCAGCCCAACGGCACCGTACGCGGACAGGCGAACGCTCCGACATACGGGGCTGTCCCGTCTGCCATGATGCGTCCGCCTGATATCGCGTTTGCCTGCGGGGTGTATGCGCTGATGCTGAGCGTAAGCGTAAGCACCAGGCCGATCACAGCGTCATCCGCTTTTTGCGCTCGTTGCGCTGGTATCGAAGCTTTTTCGCCTTCACCAGCTCTTCGCGCCTGCGCTCCTCGATTCGGCGGCGATAGATGATCGGATCAAGCGCGAACTGCTCAATCAGCTTCCATTGCGCGATCATTTCGGGCGATGGGTGATCGAGGTTCGATCGGGTCGAGTCGGTGGCGATGGTTGACAACATCTTCAGGCCTCATCTGGAATTGCGGCCTCCATGGACCACATTCCCGCTTTTCCTCGCGCGTCAGTTCCTGGACCCCGACCACGTTGCCGAAATCGTCGCGCACGAGCAACATGATTTCAACGGGCGTCATGCGCACGACGCGCTTCGCGCGATCCTTCGCCTCAGGCCAGGTATACCAGGCGGAATCAATGCGCATATCACGCACGTCCACAACGGCGACCATTGGCAGGGATTTTTTGAGTGTCGTCATTTGATCGGCTCCGACGGCATGATGACGTGTGTTGCGATGCCATCGTGGATAGCGACGCATCCGTAATTGCGGCGCAGCCAGCGTTTGTGAATCCACAATTTCGCAAGCGCGCGTTTCCGCGTGTGACGCAACAGTTTCCGAAACGTGTCAGCGTACAAAAACACATCGCGCGATTCGTGCTCGTGGGCTCCCATGCCCGTGCCGATTGTGTGCAGCAGTTCGTACGTGACGACGCGCCTGTCGTCGATGTGCGCCGCGTGCAGATCGATCCATTGTTTGGCGGTGTCGTCTGCTGCACTCACCGAGAGTTTCACGCGATCGTTCCCCACGCTCTTCAGCGCGCCGAATGCGGCGTCAGTGTCGATGATGACGTCCGTGAAAAGATCGTTCTCCGGCGGCGTCATGACCCAGTGATATTTGTCCCAGCTCGATCGGATGAGCGCCTCCGCCGATTCACCGCACGCTTCCATGCGCAGGTGCCCGTCGATGCGCGACAGCGTTACCGTTTCATCGCGCTTGCGTCCGCACGTTTTGCGCAGCTTGCGAATCATGCCAGTCAGGTCTTTCGCGTTGATCGCCATTGATTCGGTGTCACCGGCTTCCACGTTGATTGATCCCCATGATGCGCAGACGCCATCCATGCCGAACAGATTCAGCGCCTGTCCGATTACCTGGACGTGCACGCATGATTCGGGATGATCGTCCGGTCTCGTCTGCGGGACAGCGTGGTATGCGGTTGCGTCGATCAGGCTGGACAGTCGCAGAATGCCGACGCTTGCGATGGTGTGATTCATCGCTGCACCAGTCCATCGATCACCTGCATGACCAGCAGCATCAATCCAGCGCATCCGCCCCAGATCATTAATCCTACGATGATTGCCATGATGAGATGCATTGGTTTCATAGTTGCTCCCTGTTGCTCCATGTTTACCCAAAATTTTGTGGAGGAGAAAATCCCATTCGTCGTCGCTGCTCGAAAATTTCACGCGCCGATCGACGGATAAAATTTTCGAACGGAATACCAGCAGCCTTGCAGATTTCTTTCTGTCGCATGTGATCCTGAATCATGCGACCATCGTGCGATGACCCATCAATTTCGATGATGTACTCCAGCCCGCAGTCGGACCTCCGATATACGCCAAAATCAACCGTGTAATTTTTGATTTTCACCTGCGGAATAATGAAATATCCGCTGGGCAGATTGATGCTTTGCAGGAGCGCAACTTCGTTTTCGTTGAGCCCATTCCATTTCTGCGGTTCGCTGGATTTGCGCATCAGCGCTTTTCGGGATGGATCAGTGACGACCCACTCCATTCCATCAAGCGGTATCTGTGCATTTTTGATCTCGATGCAGTCGTCGACCCACAGAATTTTCTCGCCGGCGTTGCGCAGCTTCGGAGAAAGCTTGCCGCGAATGCTCACGTAGATGTTGCGATGCAGCAGAGGCTTGCTTGCGTCGAAATTACTAGGCCTCACCTGACACTGGAATTTGACGCCCTTGCTGAAGCACCAGCAATACCAGACCTCTTGATTATCGTACTGCGTGACCTGCGACTCCGCAGTCATGGCCAAAACGGCAACATGTGATCCCAGCTCGCCATCGTCGATGCTGGCGATGTTTTTGTAACTCCTGGTTTGCGCGGTTTGCGCGGTTTGCGTTTGTTTCATCATTTCACCTTCAGCCATTTAGCGGCGATCCGCATCTCTTGGATCGCCGTTCCCGCGTCAGCCATTGCTGCGCGCTGAGCCGGCGTCAGCTCGCGATAGTTCGGATCGGTGACGACTTCCGTGGCGATCGTCGCCGCCGTCTGCGCGTAGGGCGCTTCGATGCTGCCGAGCGCGACGCGCAGCGCGAGCGTCGTTGCCTTGAGCATTTCGAGGAGGAGGGTTTCGTTCGTGTTCATGATTGCACTCTGGCGTGTCCGCGATACCTAGGGAGCGCTTTGGCGATTGCAAGCACGTGTTTCAGGAATGTGATTCTCAACTCGTGCTGCATTGCATTTCGAAATTCTTTTTTCACTTTGTGCATCAATTCGTAAATCTGAATTGCGTGATATTGATCGAGTCCTCCGCACTCTTCTATTATTTTTTGAATCGCGGTGTGCTCAGGATCTGAGCAGTCATCGGTATATGCTTCTCTGCCAGAAACAAAATTTTCCCCCAGGTTCCACAGATTGTCTTCAAGTTCTGCATGCCGAAGACGATCGTAGTTGAACAGCACCGCAAACGATTCTTGCACGCTCGCTGGCATTTCCGGAATCCAAGCAGATAGATCATCTGCGAATATGCCAACATCGCCTGCATAGCTATCGATGAAATACGAAACCCCAAAAAGGCTTTCGTTCAGCTCTTTGTCGCATGACGCAGCCGATCTGCGAAATTCAATCCACTCCAAGTGCCTGAGGAGAAGACGTTTTGCCGCAAGGCGCTTCATTGATCTTGATGCAATGATGTCGTTCAGCAAAGCGGCGTAGGCGCGATCAAATGGCGTAACTGGATACAAGTCGTTATTCAGGATTTCGTTGTTCATAGGATTTCGAATTCTTCGATCATCTGCCAGTCGATGCCAAGTGCATCCAGCGCTTCTTCGCGCGTGAACCACAGCAGGCGCGGCGAAATGAGCTCATCGTCGATGAGCTCGAACACGCCATACGCGCGTGTTGCGAGCGCGAATGTGTCCGGCACTTCGAGCCTGTCAACGCGCAGGCCGTCCGCGCATTCCGCGTTCGCCTGCCGCTCGGACAGGTAGATTCGGCTGCGCTCACACCAGCCCAGCTCTTCGTCGTATGTCCAATAGAGTTTCATTGCTCCTACCATCCCTCAGCCGCGACGCGCGTTGCGAGTTCTGCCGCCAAATTGGTCGGCGTACTCAGGTAAATTTGCTTGCATCGTGCGATTTTCGCGCATTCCGCTTCTGTGATTTCGCCGCGCGCTGCGCGACGATCCAGAACGATCGTGTACGTGAATCCGATCACGAAAATCACGATCATCGCGAATACGAAGCAGCCGCTGTATTCGCGATGTTGCGATCGTGATGCGCGCTGCCTGCTGCGCTTCCATTCTAGGAATTCCTCGAATTCCTCGGTTTCCTGTCTCCTAGCCATTACGGGAGCACCTCCACGAGTGGTCCCCAGCTTTCATCGGCGGATTCATCGCGGATGGTCGGCGTGGTGAAGTCATCGTCGTACGGCGTGCTCACGCCGCCGAGTCGGACGCGCATACCGACGCGGACGTCGCCGTCCCAGACCTTGCGCGAAACAAACGCTCCGCCGAGCGCAGCTGCGCGCTGCTCAGCGCCGGCTTCCGACGCGTGCACGGTCGTGAGCGTGGACAGCCCGAATTCGAACGAGAGGACGAGGTAGAGATACTTGGTTTCCATGATTTCTCCTGTTGGCCTGGTGTCGCACGCACCAGGCCGATTGTGTGACTATTCGCCGAGCGCCTGCTTGAGCGCGTTGATCGCGGCAGCGCGCTCGTCTGCTGTCGACGATCCGTTCTTCTTCAGCACTTCGCGTCCCATGCTGGCCGCAGCCGAGAGAACCTCAGCCTGTTCTGGCGTAGCGGTCTTTGCCGCCTCGACCGCGCGCTTCCCGAGCGTGATGACTTCGTCCTTCCACGAGTCATCTCGCTTCGGCGCTTCGACCTGCGCGGTCTGCTGGGTGAATGGCTTTGCGTCGGGTATCGTCTCCACTTCTGTTTCGTCAAGCATCCCAAGGCCGCACAGGCTGAGCGTCACCCGGCGCTTGCTCTTCGTGACGCTCTTCATGATGACGTTGCCGAGGTCCCCGCGCATGTCTTTGCGACTTACGACGCCGACGTCGATGTCCGTGCGTCCGCTGGCGTCGCGCGCTTCCGTCGTCACGATCACGTAGTCAGGATCGGAGAGCGAGACGTCACAGCGCGTGATGCTCACCGAGCGGATGGCGCGCAACTGATCAGTTGCGTCTTTTCGCGCGTAGAGCGTCAGCTTGCCGTTCAACACGATGTATTCGAATGGTCGCGTCATCGGATTCAGGCCGATGCTCTGGCACACCGTCAGGTAATACGTGTTGCGCTGATCTGGCGTCAGCTTGCTCAGGTCCCCGGCCGCGATGACGGCCTCGACGATCGAGTGCGGATTGGTGTTCGTTTCGCTCATGTTCGTTTCTCCTGTTACTTCATTTGCGCCATCAGCACGACGCTGATGGCGCACAAAACGCCGGTAATAAAAAGAAGCGTGATTGCCGCCTTTGCGTTCATGCTACTTCGTCAAGTGCTCCTGCGCGTAGCGCAGGTATTCGCGCTCAGTCTGAACATCGACCCAGCCCGTGTAAAGGGTGGCGATGAGAATTCCTAAAATGATCAGCGTCCCGGCGATGATCTCGGCGGGCGTCGTCTTTTGCTGCTTGCGTCTCATCGCGGGTCCTCCAGGCGCTTGGCCATCATTGCAATCGCGTTTGCTGCGCAGGCCATGCGCACGCGCCATGTGCGGCTGACGATTCCCTCGATGCTGAGCCGCGCGGCTGCGACATACTGGCTGTGCTGATACCACAGCGAAGCGCGTGCTGCATCGCGCGCTTTGCGCAGCCACGAGATCGCCATGCGGCACTGCTGACGCGCGCTCTGCACTGGCTTCGGCTGAAGCGCGTCCAGCTCACGACGAAGTTGCGTATACGTGATTTCGCCTGCGCGATACGCTGCGCGCACGTGCTCCGCGCGCGCAACGAACTGCGCGCAACTCACTGCCTCGAAGATCGTGATTTCGCTCATGATGTTCTCCTGTGTCGGTCGCTGTGCCCCAACAATTCCAGCGACCGACGTGCAGATAATAACACTTCTCTACGGATTGTCAACTATCAATTATTGACATACGTGATATCATGTGCGCATGAATACGAGCGCACACGAAATCGCCGCTGAAATCCAGCGGCGACGCATCGAGAACAACATGGAAATGGCTGAACTGGCAAAGCGCTGCGACGTCAACGTCGTAACGCTCTACCGCATCGAGCGCGGCGGCGGCCTCCCTGCGGTGTGGCTGTTCGCGCGAATCGTCAAAGCGCTTCGATGGAATCCAGCAGAGGCGCTTGAAATGGCTGCGCGCACCCGATCCGGTAAAGGGCCTCGGGAGCGATGATCCACTGGGACAAACTCTTTGAGGCTCTGTTTCTGACCGATTATTTCACGTCAGGGCTGATTGTGATTTTCCTGATTACCGTCGGGCTGGTTCTGATCGGCAGGCGCGATATCGCATCCAAAATGATCTTGCTTGCGATGGCGCATGCGTTCACGTGTTTGGTCTTCGGGTTGACGAATCACAAACTGTTTTAGGAGGACTGAATGGGAGAAATCAACGTCCGCAGCACATGGGGATCATTCACGATTGTCCCTATGGAGCTGCTGGAATCCGATTTATCGCAATCGGCGCGGCTGGTGTTCATTGCGCTCATGTCGCACGTGGATCACACGCGCGATGAGCAACGCGTGTATCCTGGCTACGAGGCGATCATGAAACGCAGCGGAATCAGCGGACGCGCGACCATCAGCCGCGCAATCGATGAGCTCGAAAAGCGCGGCTGGCTTCGGAGGACGAAGCGATTCAGCGGATCGACGATCTACACATTGACGCGTCCAGCAGTTCAGAATTTGAACGACAGTAGTTCAGAAATTGAACGAATGGGCGATTCGCCAGTAGTTCAAATTTTGAACAACAGTAGTTCAAATTCTGAACTACATTCGTTCAAAAATGAAACCCTAACTAGAATAAATCAACTAGATCAAGAGAACCAGAATCAGAGGGTACCGCGACGCGCTTCGCGCGCGCGTGTCGCCTCTGGCAATCCAGTCGCGTCTAGTGATTCTGTTTCTGAGGAGAAGCCCAAGCGCGCAAAAACCTCCACATCGCGCGCGACTCTCTCAACCGAGGAACAGGCGCGTCACCGCGAACTGTTCGACGCTGTCGCTCAGGTCTGCGTGTTGGACGCAAAAATGAACGGGGGCATCATTGCGCGAACGGCGAAGCAGCTGCGCACGGGCGATGCAGCCGCGCACGCTGCTGACGTTCATGCGTTCCTGGAATGGTGGAAGACCAGCGACTTTCGCGGACGACAGGGATCGCCTCCTACCCCGTTTCAGCTCACGGGCAGTTGGAAGAAATTCCGTGACGGTTACGCGGATATCCCAAAACCGACGGATAATCGACAGACGAAGAAGCCGCAGATTACCGACATGCTCAGCATGCTGGGAGGAATTTACAAGGAGAAAAATGGCAACTAACGAGACGATTTTCAAGGGCATCGGCATCCTCTACATGACCTACACGCAGGAGCGCGAGCGCGTGACGGAGCAGAGCATGCGCATGCTGGTCGACGTGTGGTGCGACCTGTTCGCGGACATGGACGACGCGGTGTTCAGCGCCGCGATCAAACAGCACGTCAAGGCCAGCAAGTGGTTTCCCAAGCCAGCGGAAATCTTCGAGATTGCCAAAAAGTGGGAGGACGTCGCTGACGGCGGCGATGACTGGGTCGCAGCATGGGCCGCTGTGAAGTCCGCGATCAGCCGCTACGGCGCGTGGGGAACTACTGAGGAAGTCGCGCGCTACATCGGCGAGAAACTGCCTGCCTCGATGGCCGATGACACGCGCGCTCTGGTTCAGCGCTTCGGATGGCGCGAATTGTGCGGTATGGAAGTCGATCAGGAGAGCACCTGGCGCGCGCAATTCCGCGATGCATACACGCGCATCCGCACGACGCGCATTGAGCGACAGCGCATGCCACAGGACGTGCAGGCGCTCATCGCCGAGATGGCGCGCAAAATGAACGCGAATCGCCTGTCCGCTCCGAAGAAGAACGAGGATGGTGCAGCATGAGCGATGAACCGAAGAAAGATTTGAAGCAGTTTCGCGCGGACAACGACAAGCGCGCGGCGGCGGAATCCGCGATGATCAAGGCCGACATCCGCAAGCGCCTCTCGCGCATCCTCCAGCGCATGAAGGACGCCGGCGAAGTCGCTCAGCATGTCACGCTCGATGACCTGCTGCGGGACAGGATGCCATGAGCATCACGCGCGCACTCGCACGCGCGTTCCTTTTTGGCGCGCTGGAGCACCTGCGTGAAATCGCGCATGCGCTCCAGCGCGATCAGGAAAGCGCCTATCTGTTCGCGCTCGAAGCAGCTCGAGCGCACGGCATTGTTTCGGCATACGTCGCAACGGGGATCATCAGCCAGGCATCGGGAATGCGATGCCGCGCGATGATCGCGCACTACACAAGATTGATATGAGCACACGAGGACATCGTTTTTTTTGGACGGATGAACGGATCACGGAATTGATCGAGCTGGCCAAACAGCCTGGCAAAACGCTGAAGGACTTGGCAAAACACTATCACGTGAGCGCGGATGCAATTTCGTACGTACTTCGCCGCGAGGGCAAGCACTTCGAACTGTCCGGCCTTCGCAGAGAGTGGCGGCGTGCGCAGGTGCGCGAACGCTATCGTCGCGAGCTCCCGCGATTGATGCTCGAATGTCGCGGGATTCAGAAGTGCGTGGCCAAAAAGCTGCATCTTGCTGAGATCACCGTTCAGCATCTTTTGGCCGATCTATTCACCCATGAGGAGCGTCTGGCGATGATGCCCAAACGCGGATGCCTGGTATGCGGTAAACCAATCGCAAGCACGCATTGGCGTACGATCCTTTGCAGCCAGGAATGCCGGATGGAGCGACACCGGCAATCAGCGAAGCGCATCCGCGAAAAGAACGGAAGCGGCTGGATGCTGTGGAAGCAGCGCGACTTCGAAATGATGCATGCTGCCATCCTGCGCAATGGCGGATCGTGCACTGCGATTGCGAAAGAATTCGGAGCGTCGCGCTATGCGGTCTCGAATGCGATTCGCCGCTGGGGACTGGGCGCTGTCGCAGAACAGGCGCGCAAAGACAAATACGAGTCGCGCGTGCAGACGGCGGCGGAACTTTTGCGCAGCGGTGCGACGATGGCGCAGACCGCGAAAGACATCGGGATGAACGAGGAAGACCTGTCTCGCATCATCCACGAGCGATATGCAGACCTCGCCGGCGTGAATCGCTGCAAATACTGCGGCAAGGAATTCAAGCGCGATCGACCACAGGCCAGGCACTGCTCCGACGAATGCGCGCTTGCAGCAAGGCGGACGCGCGAAAAGGGCGCACACAGTAAATACAACGCAAAACGTTCGCTTCAGCGCAAAGCGCTGCGCGAAGAACGGCAGCGCCGCCAGGTCGAAATTTCATCCATCATTGCTGGCCGCATCCAGCAGATTCAGTCCGCAACGACACACCTATGATCCTCTCAGACAAATCCATCGTCCACAAAATGGGCGCGCGCATCAGCCCGTTTTTTCATCAGCAGGTGCGCGCGATCGAGGATCGCCGCTGCATCAGTTACGGCCTGTCGTCCGCAGGCTATGACGTGCGCATGGGTCGCAGCATCATGACGCAGATTCCCGGCGGGATCGTCGACCCGATGGCCAGCGAATCCCCGTGGCGCGCTCAGCGCATCAACGGGATAGACGGCGCGTATGTGCTCACGCCTGGGGAATGCATCCTCGCGGTCACGATGGAGCTCATCGACATGCCAGACGACGTCATGGCGCTGTGCATCGGGAAGTCAACATATGCGCGCTGCGGCCTGCTCGTGAACGCAACGCCGATCGAACCGGGCTGGCGCGGATTCGTGACGCTCGAGTTGAGCAACGTATCCCGCCTGCCGATTCGCGTCTACGCCGAACAGGGAATCGCGCAGCTGGTGTTTTACGAGATCGATGCAACTCCGCTCGTCACATACAATGCACGCGGCGGCAAGTATCAGGATCAACCATCCGCTCCCGTTCCGCCAAAACTGTAACCACAAAGGATTTTTACATGTATCAGAAACTTATCGTAGTTGGTCGACTGGCGCGCGACGGAGAAATGAAAATCCTCCCGAACGGCGATCCCACGCTTTCGTTCAGCATGGCCACGGATCGCACATGGAACGATCGCAATGGCCAGCGCCAGAAGGAGACGACGTGGTGGCGCGTGACGATCTTCGGGAAGATTGCTCAGTCGTTGAACGAATACCTCGTGAAGGGCGCGGCCGTTGCAGTCGAGGGACGCCTGCGCGTTGACCCGAAATCCGGAGGGCCGGTCGTCTACCAGAAACGCGATGGCACGCATACCGCATCGTTTGAAATCCTCGCCGACCAGATTCGTCTCGTGCATTCGCCCAAATGGTCGACGGCTGGCAGCGACAGCGGAGGATCGGGGTATGCCGAAGACGTCCCTTTTTGACCTGGAATACAACCCGCTCAACGGCGGCAGCCTGAAGCTCATTGACCTGATGCCACACCCGTCGTGTGGCGTCAGCGCCGATCTGGCTGTGGTCAACGCTGCGCGCGTGTCGTTCCTCGGCGAGAGCAAGGGCGACATGAAGGACAAGAAACTGCTGCGCTACTTGATGCAGCATCGGCACACGTCGCCGTTCGAGCAGGTCGTATTCAAGTTCCGCGTGCAGGCTCCGCTCGTCACCTGGTGGCAGTGGGTGAGACATCGCACGTGGTCGTTCAATTTCCAGAGCGGTCGTTACACCGAATTTGAGGAAGACAGTTTTTATGCGCCGGATATCTGGCGGCGACAGTCGATGTCGAACAAACAGGGCAGCGACGGAGCGGTTGACGCCGACGTGAGCTACACAATGCAGGATGCGCTTCTGGAGCACACAGCGAACAGCTACGAGCTCTACCGCGCTGCGTTGGATGCGGGAGTCGCGCGCGAAATGGCGCGCTTGTTCCTTCCCGCATTCGCAGTTTTCTATCAGGCCGTTTGCAGCGTCGACGCGCACAACCTAATGCAGTTCATTCGTCTGCGCGATCACGATCACGCGCAGCACGAAATTCGCGTGTATGCGCAGGCGATGCGCGACATCATGCGGGAAACGATGCCGTGGACGATGGAGGCATTCGATGAACAGGAGCGCGACAGCGGCATCCGAGCGTAACATCCAAAGCGCGATCATCGACCGATTGCGCTGGCATGGATGGATGGTGCGCGAACTGTCACAGCCGCGCGCGGTGAGCGGCAGCATGGTCGGGATGCCCGACGTCATCGCGTTTCGGCATGGGCACACGCTGCTCATCGAGTGCAAATCGAAGAAGGGCAAGTTGCGCGCATCCCAGCACATATTTAGGGCCGAAATCCTGACGCATGAATCGTCGACGCTGCGCTACGTCGTGATGAACGACGTGGATGCGTTTGCGCGCTGGTTGCAGGCGATGCAGGATTCCGACGAGCTGTGATATCATCGGCGGCGCATCACTTGGAATCGCTCACCGGGATGCTGTTGGTTTCTCCTCCGCGAAAGCGGCAATCGCCCGTGGTCACCTCCTGACACGGGCGATTGTGTTTTTCAGCTATGAACACAATTTTCAACGACGATATTCTCGAATTCGCGGCGCGCTACGACGGGCCGAAATTCCACGCAGTGCTCTGCGATCCGCCCTACGAGCTGGGTTTCATGGGCAGGTCATGGGATTCGCGCGGCGTGTCATTTCGCGCTGAGACGTGGAGCGCGATTCGGTCTCTTTTGCTACCAGGTGCGCACTTGCTGGCTTTTGGCGGCACGCGCACGTTCCATCGCATCGCTGTCGCGATCGAAGACTCGGGCTTCGAAATTCGCGACACGATCGGCTGGATGTATGGCAGTGGCTTCCCAAAGTCGCACAATCTAGACGGCGCATGGCAGGGCTACGGCACGGCGCTGAAGCCTGCGTGGGAGCCGGTCATCGTCGCGCGAAAGCCGCTCGTCGGCACCGTCGCCGGCAACTGCCTCGCGCATGGATGCGGCGCGATCAACGTGGACGGGGCGAGGGTGGGGACGGATGATGAATTAAGACGAGCGGTTGCAGGATGGCAAACTAAATATGTTGGTGGTGATCCGAAGCCGGTGAGCACTTTTGAAATTCATCCTGATGGCATAAGCGGCCGCTGGCCAGCGAACATCATCCACGACGGCAGCGACGAAGTCATCGAGGTCATGGGTGATGCGCAGCGGTTCTTCTATTGCGCGAAGGCGAGTAAGCGCGAGAGGGACGAGGGGCTTGAAGAGTTCGAAAAGAAAACTAGAGATGACCGGTCGGCATGGATTCGCAAATGCAATGTGTGTGGAAAGTCACACTGCGGGCATGATGATTTTTCTTGGGTTGAACCATCTCCTCGTGCCAATCATCATCCAACCGTCAAGCCTCTTGCACTAACCGAGTATCTCGCGCGAATCATCCTCCCTCCTGTCGGAGAACGACGCATTCTCGTCCCATTTGCTGGCAGCGGATCGGAATGCATCGGCGCAGCGCTTGCAGGATGGGACACGATCGTCGGCGTAGAGCGCGAAGCGGAATACGCTGAGATCGCGCGCGCAAGGCTGCAATATCACACGTCCGATCGTGTATAGTGCTTACGCCTGCGGTGTCCGGACATGCTCCGCAGGCGCATTCACAGTGGAGGACTCATGGATATTTTGCAACTGCTGGTGTGGCTGAGCGGCGCGGGGATCAGCGCTGTATCGGCATTCGTGCTTGAACGGTTGAGCGGGTTTCAGCAGCTGTCATCAAGTGCGAAATCATTGATCGCAGTTACGGTTGCTACGCTTATCGCCATTGCAGCGATGTGGACGCACGATTATTTCCTCACGAATCCATTGGAGCTCGTGGCGATGAACCCATATCTGCAAATCGTCATCGCAGCTGCGTCAATCATCATTCAGCAGGTTGCGCATAGCATTCAAAGGGGAACCGGACGCAATGGCTGAATCGCTGATCAAACTTCTCACGGATGGCGGCATCCCTGCGATGTTTGCGCTGCTGCTCGTTTACACGCTGCACGCGTCTACCAGACGTGAAGAACGCTTGCTGGCCAAGCTTGACGAACACGCGCACATCCTCGGCAAAATCACCTCGCAGCTTGAAGCGCTGTCACGGGAAATTGAGCACATGCAGGATAAATGAAAATATCCCTGCAGGATAAACTGATTCATGGACAACGACGAATTTACGGACGTTCTCGCATGGCTGGCGCAGATGCAGCGCGATCCGCAAATTTTCGCGAAACACCACACGCGCGAACACGATATCCGCGAGGTCGTCGCGTCACTGAGGCTGTCGGGCATCGACGTGAAGCCGGAGTGGATTGAGGAAATGCGCAGGCGGCGGGAGGACGAATGAACATCCCCTACATCAACCAGATTGACAGCGCACCGCGTCGCAACGACTGCGGACCTGCGTGTGTCGTCATGATGACGGGCGCACTATTCCCGGATCGCGTTACGCCTCAGAACGTGACGATGCTGTCCCAGCTGTTCGACGCTCCCCAGGATGGCACAACAGCGGCTGATCTGGAAGACATGGCCGTCTATTTGGGAATCACGCTCTACCAGCAGGCGGTGCCGCAGTATCCCTATATCGCACTGGTCGACTACCGTAGGCTGCCGTATCGGTATCAGCAGGGCGGGGATTTTGGCCACTGGATCGTTCGTTTGTCCGACACCGCATATCACGATCCGCTTTACACCGGAGCGCGCGGCGCAAATCTGGTGACGAGCAAAGCGATTTTGGACACAGCGGAGCGCGAATGCCGGCGATGGTCGCGCACTGCTCCGCTCCGCGTTGGATTCAAGGAAACTATGACCCAGACATCAGGCAAAGCGCGCATCAAGTCGACGCCGTGGAACGTGAGGCGATCCCCTTCGACTGCATCGTCCACAGCAACGGGCTATCTGCTTCAGCCAGGACAGGAATTCGATGTGCTCGGCGTCGTGAAGGGCGACGACAAGATGGACTGGGGACGCGTCACGGTCACCATCGGCGGCGTGCGTGTGAGCGACGGCTACATGCGCGCGGATGGCTGGCAGTGGGTCGGAACGACCACCCCACAGCCTCCAGCTCCTCCGCCAGCGGACTGGAAGCATGCAAAGTATCTGCTTGGCGTTTCGTGCTTGAACGATGGGCAGGCCGGGATGGACGCGCTCGCGCGCGGATGCCGCACCGTGCTTTTCATGGACAACCTCATGGGTGCAGCAGCCGCCGCTCGGCAGTATCCGGACGCTCGCATTCTCGCGCGCTTCTGGTTTCAAAATGCACCCGATCCGGTGTGGCTGGCCGATCACGCGGGAGCAGGGCTGAGCGACATTCCGCAAAACATGTGGACGACGTGCGCGAATGAAGCGGACTGGATCGGCTACGGAAGCGTTGACGAACTGCGCAAACGATTCGATTACGAACGCACATTCGCGGAAGCAGTGTGGCGCAAAAATCCCACTCGCCGAATCGTGATCGGTGAATTCAGTCACGGGACGCCGGACGTCACCAATCCCGCGATCGTGCAGGCGTTCAAGGAAACCTACTATCAGTTCGCATTGCAGAACAGCGGACGCGTGCGCATCGGCTGGCATCTCTACACGAAGGGCAAGCGCATCGCAGACGCGCCGCCAAGCGATGCGCCGATCATCGCGCCTGAATGGTTCGAAGGGCGGGATTCATCGTTTTGGACGCAATGCGGAGGGGACAAGCGCGTGATTCACATGTCGGGTGAAACCGGCGTCGAGGCGGGAGCTGGTGGATTCCCGTGGGCTGGTTACACCGACGATCAATTCGCGCGATGGTGTTCGTGGTGGCTGCAATATCGACGCGCGCTGCCCGTTGTCATGGATGGCGCGTGCATCTTCCAAATCGGCTCGCATCCGAATTGGCGCGGATATGACGTTTCGCGCTACATCGGCGTGCTCACGGATTTCTGGCAGGGGAGACGTTCATGACCTGGAAGAACCGCATCGTCGGACACGGTGAACAAGCCGCTGGCCAATTCATCGCAAACCCCGGCAACTGGCGCATCCATCCGAAGGCGCAGCGTGACGCGCTCACGGGGATACTCGGTGACGTCGGCTGGGTGCAGTCGGTGATCGTGAATAAGACGACGGGCAACGTCGTAGACGGTCATGCGCGCATTGAAGAGGCGTTGAAGCTCGGAGACGAAACGCCAGTGCCGTTCGTTGAGGTGGAGCTGAGCGAGGAAGAGGAGCAGAAAATCCTGCTCACGCTCGATCCCATCAGCGCACTGGCCGCAGCGGACAAGGCGAATCTACAGGCGCTCATGGACTCCGCCTCGTTCGACAGCCCTGCGCTGAATCAGATGCTGGCCGACCTCGCTGCTGATGCTGGCTTAATCATGGACAACATCGCAGATGAATCGCACGCGAACGAGGAGATTCCCTCGCAGTGGGCGATCATGATCGAATGCAGCAGCGAAGAAGAGCAGAAGGAATTGCTGGATCGTCTCGTGCAGGAAGGAGTCAAATGCAAAGCGTTGATATCGTGAGAGAAACCAAGATCAAGCGCACAAGCCGCTTGATGCAAATGGAAGGCCTGTTTGACGTTGCGCCGTCCGATCGCAGTGCGGAGCGGTGGACGGTCTCTCTTGATCTGCCCGAGAAATGGAATGTCGGTTTGATCGTCGGCCCTTCCGGATGCGGGAAGTCCACAGTCGCGCGCGAACTGTTCGGCGATTACATGCGTGATTCGTGGGAATGGCCGAGTGATGCGTCAATCCTTGACGGATTCCCTGCGCATATGGGAATCAAGGACATCGTCGCGCTTCTCTCCTCGGTTGGGTTCAGCTCGCCGCCTTCGTGGGTGCGGCCATTTCACGTGCTCAGCAACGGCGAGCAGTTCCGCGTGAACATGGCTCGCTCTCTGGCAGAAATGCGTGAGCTGCTCGTGGTGGATGAATTCACTTCTGTAGTGGATCGCACAGTGGCAAAAATCGGCAGCAGCGCGATTCAAAAGACCGTGCGAAATCTCAACCAGAAGTTCATCGCCGTTTCCTGTCACTACGACATTGCCGAATGGCTGGAGCCGGACTGGATTTACGAGCCAGCGACAAACACCTTTCAGTCTGGGAGGTTACTTCAACGACCGAAAATTAACCTCGAAGTTCGGCGCGTTGATCCGTCCGCG